ACTTTAGACGGCCATTGCTAAAATCATCTAATATGTAATCATTGTCGCTTTGTGAATGATAGCAAGCCGCGTTAATGTCATGCTCTGTTATCAACTCTTGAGTGACTTGTTCAGCGTGTTCGATTGATACGCAAAAGATTAGCCATGCTTTGCGGTCTGTACCTTTTTTAACAATATCCGCGACTATCTCGACCGTTTTACTCATGTATAGCGATTCAAGCGCACTATCTAAAAACTCACCGCCTTTGTGTTTGACCTTGCTGACATCTACTTTAACACCACCACCATTCGACACCACAGGGCATAAAAAACCACGTTTAATGAGTAGTTTAACGTCGATTTTGTACACAACGCTTTCAAAAATAGGATTATCCCATTGGGTTAAATAGCCACTATCTAAACGGTAGGGGGTGGCGGTCAATCCTAAAATCTTTAACTCAGGATTAACTTCTTTTAGGTTGCTAATGAGTTGGTGATACTGCCCTGCTTCATTGGGCGCAACAAGATGACATTCATCAATGATAAGTATTTCGTAGTGTTGAATCGTTGCATTTGCTATGCTTTGGATGCCTGCAAAGACTATCTGAGCGTCTTGCGTTTTTTGGTTTAATCCTGCGCTATAAAAACCCGTGTCGGCATTGGGTAGCAGGTTTTTTAATTCAGCCTCGTTTTGTTCTAGTAGTTTTTTACGGTGTGTTACGACTAAAACGCGCACGTTATGGGTGATTGAGTCATGGCAGATTTTGCCAATGATTAGGCTTTTACCTGCACCGCATGGGGCTTCAATGATGCAGCTTGTGCCGTTCTGCCAGTACGCATAGGTACTTTGCACGGCGGCCTGCTGATAATCTCTTAGAATGATTGTCATGTTGGTTTCTCGGTTGCGTGAGACGATGCTCACGCTTTAAGTGTGTGGTTTATTTTTGGCTTGGCAAATGCTTTGCAAACTCCGACCATAATAGCGGCATAGTTGGCGGCATATCGTAGCGGTTCTTGGCAACATAAGCAGGATTGGCACTTAGGTTTAAAATTCTTTCGCCTGTGCTGATAGCGCGGTTGCGGTCTTCATTAAATCCCTTACCTTCGGTGATTTTGATAATCTTTTTCAGGCTTGCATAACCAATAACGTCTGCAAACTCACGGCATAAAGCCGCCGCCTTTTTGTGTAGTTTCAAGTCGTGGGTGTCGAAAGTGAGGTATTCAGGATCTTCTACTTTATTGACTTGTGAATGTGCGGTCATTATTACTAACATGCCTTTGTCACGGCATTTGTTCAGCTCATCAAAAAAATAAGACCAAAAAACTAAAGCCTCGTTATAGCCGCGACCATAGCCTATCTTTTCAATTGAGCCGACTTTGTTATCAATGCATACCTGCTTCCATATAAGACTCTCTAACCAGTCTAAGCTGTCAATAACTACGGTTTTAAAGTCGTGGTCTTCATTGGCCAAACTATCCAACGCTTTCATTACGTCAAGATATGACTCAGCTAAGGGGAAGCATGGCACATCAATCTCACCTAAGCCGTCTTCTGTTTGAAGAACAATCGGGTTTGGTGCTGACGTGGCAAATGTTGTTTTGCCTAGTCCCGATTCACCGTACACAATCACACGCTCTGTTTTTGCTTTGTTGCGTTTAACGCTATTTAAAAATGACATAATCACTACTCCATAAATAAAAAAAGCCGCCACAAGGACGGCTAGTTGTTGTTATTTTTGCCAGGGTTTTTTGGTAGGAGTTGCGGATGGTGGCGGTGTTTGTGGTTTTGGTGCAGGTGTTAAATTCGCACCTTCAACCGCTTTATAACCACCAATATCGTTTGATGCGTCATACTCACCACTGGCAGGGCGAACTTTTACTTTAATCATTAAAGGCTTATCGTGTAACTCCTCGCTAGATTTTGGCGACATTACACCCACAGCGCGGCAGATAGCAGCTAAGTCTTTACGCGCAATATCAACAGCTTTTTCGTTGGCATTTTTAAGGTTCAAACGTGCAAACACTAAACGGTTTTCGTATTGGCCTTCAATCACCTGCAAAGTTAAAGACAAATACTCACCGTAGCCGTCACGGGTTGGTTTCATCTCGCTATTGCTAATAATAGCCTTGTACCAACCAGCAGGGATTGGGTCAAAAGATGATGATGGTTCTACTTCTTCAGCGTTGAAGTTGTAGGCCGATAAATTACTCATAATATACTCACTGTTTCGTTGGTTTAAGATTCACTGTTTCGTTGGTTTCTAACGTCTCAGTGGTTGCCATAGTAATTATAATTTGTTATTGTGTCAACACTCACAAACAAAAAAGAGGTTAAATTATGTTATCGCTGCCTGAAATTAAAAAACTGTTAGAGGATAGACAACTTAATGTTGTCGCCGCGCGTGTGGGTATTCACTCAAATACAATTTATCGGTTGGTAAAGTTTGAACGTGCCGAATATGACACAATTAAAAAACTCTCTGACTATTTAGAAGGACAATTAGAAAATGCAAAACAATAAAGAAGCCGCGTCAAGTTATGCTGCTCATGGTTTTAAATTGTGCTTAGTGCGTGGTAAAAAACCGTTTCAAGATAAATGGGAACAAACCCCAGTTACTGATTTAAACCTGTTTGACCATAACGGTATTGGTTTGATTCATGGCTTGAGTGGTACTTGTACGCTAGATATTGACAACATCGAACACTCACAGATTGCGCTTGGGTCTGTAGGCGTTAATTTGGCGCAATTGATGCGCGATGGTGTGAGAATTGAATCAGGCCGCGCTAATCGCTCTAAATTGATTTTTAAAGCACCATTAGGCGTTGAATTAAAACGCCATGCACTCAACTGGGTTAATGAATTGAACCCGAAGGAGAGCGATGTTGTTTTTGAATTGCGCGGTGGTTTTACTCAAGATGTTTTACCGCCGTCTATTCACCCAGATACTAATCAGTCTTATGTGTGGGTGGGCGACTGGTCAAACCTGCCAACATTACCACCTGAATTATTGAACATTTGGACTCAGTGGGATATTGCCAAAGATGTATTAAAAAGCGCGTGTCCGTGGCACGTTGAGAAAGAGGATTACAAAGCGCAATCTGCACCTGTGCGCGTGTTTAGTAGTGATAATGATGTAATCGGTACGTTTAATAAAAGAATGCCACTAGCAAGCATTTTGGGCAATTATGGTTATAAGCGCATCACAAAAACTCGGTTATTGAGTCCACATTCTAAGTCAAAGTTAGCAGGCTGTATTTTGTTGACGGGTGAAGGTGTGGACAAGGTTTATATTCATCACGCAAGCGACCCATTGGGCGATGGCTATGCTCACAGTGCGTTTAGTGTGTATTTGTACTATCAACACAATAACGATTTAAAATCGGCAGTAAAAGAGGCGGCTTTGTTATTGGATATGGACTACAAAAAACCACCCGAAGATGAAACATTACTAGAGCAAGGCAAAGCAATCGGTGATGCGTTTTTAAGTACCAATGTTGTCGAGTTAAAACCTGTGCAAGTTGACAATGTAAAGATTGATTGTAGCTTACCTGTTGAAGCATTAAACGAGGTGGCGGCATGGATTAAAGGTCAAATAGGCACAGCTCCGAAGCATTCAATTGTACAAGCTACACTAGCCTTTGCTTGTGCAATGGCAAGCCGTTGTGTGCGTTTAAAAGACGGTACAAGCTCTAGCGCGTTTCTTGCCATTGCAGCAGACTCGGCAGGGCAGATACAACCGCTCAAAGGTATTTTAAACAGTGCAATAGATGCGTGTGGTGATAGACAGATTATCCGTGGGACTAAAATTAGCGGTTCGACCTGTTTGCACAAACAACTGCTTATGATGCCGCGTATGTTTTGGGCGACAGATGATTATGCAACTATGATTAACTTCGGCAAAAAACAACAATCAGGCGCAATACAAGGGGCATTAAGCGCGATAAATGAAGTGTACTTAAACAACACACTGTATTTAGATAAAGACAGCATCGGCGCGAATTTTGGCAAAAAGGACGGGGACGGTGATAAGCACATCTCGGAATATAATATCTATCGCCCTTCTTTAACCATGCTTAGTCTTATGAGTTACAAGCACATTGATTTTGTCGCTCAACGCGACCAGTACAGCATCGGCAGCCTACAGCGTTTAATGATTGCAGACGGTGGCGACAGCGTAACGTGTGAACGAGACTTTGACGCGCCATTCCCGACAAATGTCAAAGTGGTTGTTGCTGCAATTAAAAATACGGGCAGTGAATTTATTGATATTGCATCAATGAACCCGACCCAAAAAATCGCCGTCTTTGATTGCGATAATACCGCCACTTTATTTGCTCATTCATTAACACGCATTAAGGCCACTTGTAGCAGCGATGAGCGCAAGGACTTGGTAGGCGTGGCTTTAGGGTGGTGTGGTAGCTTTAAGCGTCTATGCGTGGCTTTGGGTGCGTTTAATAAGCCAACCAATCCAACGATTAACGAGGCAATTGTGCAATGGTGTAGCAATTGGATTGTCTTTCATCTTGAGAAATTGCTGTCACGATTAGAGATTAACGGATTAGATGAGGAAATAGGCATTGAGGAGGATGTTCTAAATGTTGTTTATGACTTTGGCAAAAAAGGCGCGTCAAGTCGTGACATCGGCCAAAAACTTAGAGCATTTAGAAACATGGACGCGGTGCAAAAATTAGAGATGTTGACTAAATTGCAGGCGCAAGAAAAAATCTTTGAAAAAAAGGAAGGAAAAGCAGTTCGTTATTTTA